TCATCTGCGCGGTCCGAATTTTCCTTGGGAATCAATCTTATCCAGCCGCGCCTTGAGGCGGGCCACTTCTCCGGACAGTTTGCCCTGGGTGGACTGCGCGGAGGAATACCTGGTTAAAATCTGGTCAATCAGGCCGATCATCTCATTAAACTCATTCCCTGCTTCCAGGCACCGGTCGTCATTTTCCAGCCTGCTTTTAAGATGTTCCAGCAGCTTGCGCTCGCCCTGAGTTACAGATGTTCCCCCGTCGCCCTGTTCGGAAAAAACCTTCTTCAACGTCTCTTCGGCGTACGGAAGCGCTCCTATCGGCTCCTTGTTGGCGATCTCACCGGAGCGTCCCAGCACCTTACGGCGCATCCTGGCCAGCCAGTCATCCAGCTCCAGCACCTTCTCCTGGCCATCGTGCAGCTTGCCGGACAAATTGGCCACATCCTGGGCAGTGCGCTCCAGATCGCGCAATTCCTTATCATTTTTCTTGATGGCCCGTTCTTTTTTGATGGCATCCTGCCAAGCCTTAATGGCCTGCATAGCCGCCTGGGCAATCCCCTTCTCATCCTGGTTGGTTGAATTCTTGGCAGCCTCAAAAAGTTCTTTGGCGAATTTTTCGGCCGCCTGGGCATCCTTCAAATCCTTCTTGTCCCAGGCACTGCGCGGCAACGCTTTCAGCCGCGCGAAAATATCGGAAAACTGCTTGAGCTTGGCGGCTAAGGCATCATTGCCCTCAAAGCTCTCCGCATACTGCTGGAAACGGTCCATGCTGGCATCCAGCCGTTCATTGGTCCTGGACAGGGCCTCCTTCTGCTTCTCCTGATTCCTCTGTCTGGTTTCAATTTCCTTGCGGAGCCGGTCTTCCAGGGCTGAGGCCATCACATCGGTATGTTTCACGGCATCCTGCTGGGCGTTGGTCTTGGCCGTCTCCTGGTTTACGGCCTTGTTGGCCGCCGTCTGGGCCTGATGCTCTGTCAGTACCCCCCTCAGCCTGGAACTGGCTTCCGCCGCCTGCTGCCTGGCATCCTGCATTTCCTGGAATGCTTCTTCCAGGCGGGCGGAGTCATCATCAATAGTCGAACGAACCAGCTGTAAAATCCGAACATACTCGGCCAGCCGTTCATCGTCATTCATCCCGGTCAAATCTCCTACCAGCCCCGTTTTGCTGATGCGCTCATATAAATTCCCCAGTGCCTGCCGGCGCTGATCCGCCTTCTTTTTCAACATATCCTCGTTGCCCTTGTCCGTCTCGTTAAAGCTCATCCCTCTGGCACGCATGAATTCATGCTGTGCAGCCACAGCGGCCTCATAGTCCTGCCGTGCCTGGTCCTCATCCTGTTTGCGTGCCAGCGCAATCGGAGCGCCTGCCAGGGGCAGCATGGTGGCGGCGCGTGCCTGGTCTTTAATGGCCTCTTGTATTTCCTTTTGAGCATCCTTCTGGCGTTTCTGGATTGCCTTCCAGAGAGCAAGATCTTCTTCTGCTTTCTTGGCGGCATCGGCCTCTTCCATCACATCAATAGGTTTTATGCCCTCCACGGCCTGCTTGGCCGCAGAGGAGCGTGAAAACTCCAGCAGCTTGCGGTAGCGTTCCTCGGCGGCATCCGCCCTGGCCTGGGCCGTCTGTGCCGCCTGGTCAGCCTGCCTGCGCTCCATGTCCATGCGTTCGTTGGCGTCTTTGGCATCAATTCTGGCCAATTCATCCCGCGCCTGGGATTCGGTAATCTCGCCCCGGATGCGGCGCTGGTTGACAATGCTGCGGTTCTTCTCGTTTTCAATTTGGAGCAGTTTCTTCTGCATTTCCAGCCCGGCCATGGCCTTGCGGTCAATGGCTTCAATGGTACGCAGCCGGGCATTATAAGCATCGTTCACCTGTTTAACTCCGGCAGCCTCCTGCTTCAAAAACGCGTCCTCGCGGTGCTGGGCACGGGCGGAATTGATACTATTCTGCCAGCGGGCCAGCTTGTCCTGGGCAGCCTGGATGATTCCGGCCAGCTTGGCGTCAATCTGCTTGGCCTTGACGCCAAATGCCTCATTGAGCGACTCTCCTATAGACCAGCCAAGATCCCATGCCTGCTTGCCCAGCCCGATCACATTTTTAAGGTTTTGCAGGCCGCCGTTGAATTGGCCCCAGGACTGCATTGTATTGCTGCCCCAGGCTTGCAGCTTGCCGGGCAGGGAAGTAAGCGTGCTGATGCTCCGGGACAACAAGGATGCACTCCTGTCCAGGCGCTGGGAGGTCACGGTGAAATTCTTGCCCGCCTGCCTGAGGGAGCCGTCCATCGTCTTGACGGCATTGGCCAGTTCCGCCGCTCCATCCAGCCGCCAGGTCATGCCGCCTCCGGTGGCTGCCCCGGTGTAATCCGGGGCAGCGGTACCACCCACGCCCCCGGACAACAAGCTGCCGGGAACCTTGCCGGCAGCTTTGGCCAGACCGTCCACGGCCTGCTGCGCCTTGTTCAGTCCGTTCAAATCCGCTGTCGTGCCAATGCTGATGCTTACGTCGTAATCCATAGGTCAATCAATGTCTCCGGTTAAGAACAGTTGAATTTCCAGCACACCCCAAAACGCGGCGGCTCCATACCGCTGATCATTGGTCGGCGGCAAGGGCTGCACATGGTCAAGGGTGGCGCGGTAGTCCCGCGTGCGCTGCGGGATGCCGGCATGATAGGCGGTCATCCAGGTGACCATGCCCTCCGGGTATAGCGCCAGCAATTCCGCTATGTCCAATCCCCATGCCCTGGCAGCGGCGTAAGTGCTGAAAGCCCGCGCCAGGGAAAAAGACATCTGCAACCCGGCATTGCCGCGTGCCGCCTGGTGCATCCAGCGGCTGCCTATCACGGCCTCGCGCTGCACCTGGACGGAGGGCGCCACATCCACGAGGGAAACCATCACATCCCCGTAACTGCACAAGGCCACCGCCTCCGGGGCATCGTCCCCGATCGGGCGGTAGATCACTGTATCCTGAGAACGGTATGCGTCCATAATCAGTTAAAGATTGCTGGTAGTGAAATGCTTGAAAAACTCCACGGCGGCGGGGTCGGTAACAATGAACTCCGGGTAATCACGGGAAGTAAACACCCTGCGGCCGCCCTGCGGATTGACGGCCTCCACAGTCAAATCCACGGTTTCCGTCGTCCGCATCGGGTCATCCACCTCCGGAACGTAAAACTCTTTCAGTCGCGCCCACACCTGAACGGCCTGCCAATCCTCACCCAAGCCCACCAACGCGGCAACGACGGCCTGCATGGCCGGAGACTGCTCCGCTGGTATATCGTCCTGCGTATAGCGGGCCGGAGGTCTATAACCGCCCGCGTCCCGGTAAATGGGCGTCAGGGTGAATTCCTGCCAGTTACCAGGCTGCGGAAACTGAATCTGTATCTCTGCGTTATTCATTACTAGAGAGGTATGTTAATATCTTCAAAATCAGCCGTTTCTTCGGCTTCAATAGCATTGACGGCCATGGCTTCCAATGCGGCGTACATTGGATTGATCAATCCATTGGCATAAAGGTAGCGATTGCCTGCTCCCGTGCGAACCGAGGATGTCCAGGAATTGGGATTCTCTACATCCGCCACCAACGTGCTGAACCCCATGCCGTCTTCGAATCCTGAAACACCTCTGAGGGCGGCTATCTTGTACAAGGTGTTTGTCTGGCCTCCCCCCAACTCAATATAAAGCGACGCTTTCCCCTCGTATGACGACATGCTTGAAAGCCCCTCCTGCATGAAAATGAGCCTGTTGAGGCAGGCGGGAAATGGGTGGTTTTGAGTTGCGGGAATAAAACTTTCCGTAGTTTTCACCTGCCATGAATCACCGGAAGAGACGTAATAAATCTCCCGCACTCTAAGCACGTAACCTCCCCGGACAGAATCACGAACCGCTGTGGTTGTGATGTCGATAATCTCTCCGTAATTGACGGCCAGATTATTGCCCGGAATCATGGAAAATGAATCCATCGTCAGGCCGCCTCTTACCGTTTTTGACCCGCGGCCTAATCCAAAGGTAAATTTGGACGCTGTTGAGCCAGATAACGGTATTGAGAAGCCCGCGAAAGAACTGTAATTATGCTGGCCCTGCGGCCCTTCAAAGGTAAACGTGGTCGTACTGTGTGCAGGAGAACCGGAAGCTGCCGACGTTGAACTGGTTGCATAAAGTCCGGCATATTGAACAGAGGTGCTGCCGCTCCCCACTACGGGCATGGAACTGGTTTTGAGGTACAGAGGCTGAATCAACGCCTGCACGGCTCCTGCCAGCCCCATAGCCAAAAAACGATTAACCGCCGCCGTGTCCGTTGGCGCACCCACGGCAAGCGGGATGTTGATGCCGCCATTGGCGTTGACGGCTCCCGCTGCCGTCAGACCTCCGGCCAGCGTCATGTTGCCTGCATCATCCACTTGAGGTATGGCCGCCAGAGCATTAGCCGCCGCCGTGGCGGAGTTGGCCGCGCTGGCGGCAGATGTTGCGGCATTATCGGCAGCCGTGGACGCGGTGGCGGCGGACTGGCTAGCCGTCCGCGCCGCCGCCTCGGCGGTCGCGGCGGATTGCCGCACATCCCGCCCCAGGCTGTCCAGTTGCCGCGCGGTGGCCAGCTCCATCCCTCCCAGGGTAATGCCGTCGTCATAGTCCACCACCACGGTCATCAGCGGGGCCATCGTGCCGTTCACGGTGGGAGGGTTGGCTACTTCCGTGATCAAACCACGCCCAGGGACGGACGGAGTAAGAATGGCGTGCATTCCCAGCGCGTAAGGCGTCATCTCGGTCCCTTCGCATACCTGGATGATGATCTTGTCCCCGCGCGTCAACGTAACGCCCGGCGTAAATACCCACGTGGCCGTCTGGCCGGGGGTGAGGTTGGACACATAGGCGGAGGAGCCAATCAGGCTGTAAGCTCCGTCCGTCAGCCGCCAAATCCGCAGGCAATACTGATTCAGGGCGGGGTCGGTGAAAAAATACACGGTTGAAATACTCGTCAGGCGGCAGCTGTCGGGCAAATGCCCGGCCAGTATCTCGTCTCCCCACGTCATCGCGTAGCCTCCGACGATGGTCCAGGTGTCGGCGGCGTTTCCGCTGGACAAGGTGGATTGCCCGGTTGCCGCTTCCAATTCCACGCCCGCCTCCTTGAGCGCGGCCGGAAGCTGCGCGGCCAGGGCGGTTGCTACCAGATCGGACCAGTCGGCCAGCACCTCGACGGGCGGCGCGTAATCCGCCGGCAGGATGTCCCGGCGCACCGTCACCCGGATCGGGCGGGACGTGTGCTGCGCTCCGTCCGGAGCCACCAGCACCACCTCGCCCACCAGCTCCACGCGGTCCGCACTGTCCAGCGCCTCCTGGAGCGGAACCGTATTGACCACCCAGGACGCTTCCTGCCAGTCATCCTGGCGGGTAAACGCGGTCACGGTCATGACCAGATCGGCGCTGCCTATCGTCTGCTTGACCGCCAGCGCCGGAGTGCAATCCGTGAGTGCATGATCCACACGGATGCGCACCGGCACCGTATCGCCCAGCACCAGGGACACATCCGTCACCGGCACACCAGAGGGCCAGCGGACCGCCATTGTTCTGCCATCAATCACCAGTTCCATGTCTCGTGAGGTTGTGGAGGGCGGCAGCTGTCAGCCTCCGCCCTCCGGGTTTTCATCAGGCCGTCGCCGGAGATGCCAGCGCCTTGGGCGTCAGCTTTTGCAGCGGGCTGTATTCAATGCTCAATTCCCATTCGGCGGTTGCCGGGTCGGACGCGAAATTCGGAGTATTCGTCAGCCGCAATCTGCCCATGACGCACCACTCCATCAGTTCCTTGCCGTTTTCGGCGTGGTCCGTCAGGCGGCCATATAGCCAGACCCTGATTTCTCCGTTGGACACAAACGGCACGGCTTCCTGGTTGTCCGCCAGTTCATCGGCCACGCCAAAAGCCAGCTGGATCACTTCCGGAGCAATGTACTGCGTGGTGAATTTCAGCTTGTACTGCTGCACCATGGTTACATCCTCCGTCTCATACATGCCGGTGGCGTCATTCACGCCCTCAATCTGGACGTTTTTTTTGACCTGCTCCACCTGTCCGCTCTTGATTTTTCCCAGATACAGCCAGGGGCCGGGAGCTTCGGAGGTGGGGATTGCCGGACATGCGTCCGCTCCTACCGTCTTGCTGCCGTCCGTCGCTCCGAATTTGGCAATCCTGACCGGCATGCCGCCAATCAGGTAGTTCACTCGTCTTGTTGCTTCACTCATGATATTTAGTCTTTCTTATTTAATAGTTGAGCCAGAAGTTAATACACACGCTTGGCGGCCTTATCGGCTATAAGGGCCTCGGCTTGTTTGGCCGTTACCGTCACCGACGCGCCGGCGGCAAAGCGCCAGCCGTCAATCTCGGTTCCCGTTTTAGTGATGCGCACCTTGACGGCGGTTTCCTGCTTTGCTTCCCCCTCGGCTGCTGCCGGAGCCTGTTCCTGTTTGGTTTCTACTTTTGCCATGGTTTATTTATGGTTCAGGGTTAATAAAAAAGTCTCGGGGCCAGCACGACGGCCTTGCCTACCAGGTTCTTGATTTTTTCCAGCTTGCTCAAATCCAGCGGCGTTACGCCAATGACGACCGGTTCTTCCTGGTTGTCCTCTTCGTCACGCATCCAGTTCTGCACCCGTCCGATGATCGTAGCCGCGACGTCGGCCAGATATTCATCCACGGATTCATACCCTGGCGGAAGCAGGCTTTCCTGCTGCATGTAGATACCTACCACCATCGGGCAATCCATCCGTGTGGTGCGCGTGCGCTGCGCTTGGTCCGTATTGTTCGGATCGCCTGGTGTGACAGCTACACAGCAGTATTGCGAGTCAGCCGTCATCAGGAGCAGGTCACACTGGTTCACGCGGTCAAAGATGCCGGGCATCACCAGCGGGGCAAGGTCTGTATCCCCCTGTAAATGCTCCACCAACTTGCGGGCATAAAGGTAACTGGGCGCTTTTTTCATGATTTCTTCTTTCTGCTTAAAAACTCCAGGGCATCATGCACGGCTTCCCCGGCTACGCTGCGCACTTCGCCCTCGTCGGGCATCACATCCGGGTGTTCCGGTATAGTGACCTCCCGCATCAGGATGTAGTAGATGGGGCTTTGTGGGTCTGCCATGCGCCGGGTCTGCCCCTTGCGTGGTCCCCTCGTGACGGGCACATCTTTGCCGCCAACCAGCACCCCCGTTACAGGCCCCTTGCAAGGCACAAACACCAGGCTTCCCCCCAGCCCCGCCTGCTGGATGCTCAACCCATACGGGGCGGCATCGGTGGGTATAGCCAGATTCTTGGTCGGCTCTCCTGTCACTTCCGACGGGCGTCCACTGGCTCGCAACGGGCCGCCCAGGGCTTTTTCCGAACCAAGCCACTGGTGCCGGACACCGCGCTTATACACACGCACGGCCAGCCGGTCCTCGCCGTCCGGTTCCACGACGGTGGCCCGCGCCGCGTCCGACCAAAAAGACCGTCCGCCACGATCCTCAAAGCGGGTGCGCAGGTTGTCTTGAAGATCCAGGGCGATGGCTTCATTAACCTGAGCCTGTTCTTTGCGCCCAAGCTTCAAAGCAATGCCGCCCGTAATGGTCACATTAAGACTGATCATAATTCGTGTACGGTGATGGTTGCCGGCCTGGTGGCCGTGTCGATGCCGGTGACGCGGTACGCCGTACCGCCCAACAATACCCGGCTGCCGGGTGTCACCTGGCGACCGATGGCCGCCGCCGCCAAGTCAATGCGCCGGGCGCTGCTGCCGCCTTGCACCACCAGGCGCACGTTGCCGGAGGCAGGGGACGCACTCCCCACGGGAACCGCAGGCACAGCTGCCACCGTGAGCGGCACGCGATAGACGCCGGATTGCAGGGCTGCCATGTCTTGCGCTGTCAGGGTGAGGGATGTTTCCAGTTCCGGAGCAGCATCGGGAAGAATCCGACCAAACAGGCGCGCTACGTCTTCAATCATATCCAGCCCCGCGCGGTTTTCCGCAGCAGTGGAGCGGAAGCCGTCGGGATTGCTTAAAAATTCAGCCAGCGCGTCGGCCTGGTAGTTGGTGCGCAGAGATGCCGGCACGTCCTCGCGCGGTTGGGTGGTGATCACCCGGCCAATCTCTCCGGCATCATAGGGACGTGTGCCGTTGCGGTCCACCAAGCGCAGGGAGGAACCGTCCCATTCTGCAATGCCCTTCATCTGTTCGGCCAGGGCTGCGCTCAGGTCTTCATCCCGGACATTGGCGTCCAAGGCAACATCATGGTTGAACGACTCCGGCCGCTGGGATTCGATGCGCTCCATGTCTTCGTCCGTTACCAGGCCCTTTTTCTCGGCAACACTCCATTTCACAGGACGCCACCACATGCCGCTACCGTAGTCAAAAGGTGGGTAAGGCGTCCGCCACCGGGACAATGCCGCCCAAATGGGAGAATCATTCAGAGCAATGAAAGAACCGTCCCTGGCCACACCTTCATAGTTGACGGAGGCGGCGGCCTCGTTCCAGCGCGTTTGCCAGTCCCTGGGCTCGCGGGATTGACGGTTGCGGTGCAGCTCACTGGCCGGGTACATGGCATTGCCCGTGAGCCGGTTCTTTTCCGCATAGCCACGCGCCATATTGACATTGGTTTTCAACGTCACGTCCAGACGGCGCGGCGTGTAAATATCCTTAATCGTGCCGGCAGTCCCAGGCGAGGGACGGTAGCCGGTGCGTTCCAGTTCTGCCCGGACCATCCGGCGCGCCTCAATCAGTGACACTTTCCCATTGGCCAGCGTGGCCGCCGCATTGCGGCAGGCTTGTGCATCCTCAAAGCGTACCTTGCCCGCCATCACAAAGGCCCGCTCCATACGCCAGTAATCCACGCGCGCAGCTTCCCATTCCCGGCTGCGCAACTCGGACGGGATGACTTGCTTGTTAAGGATAAACTGACCGGGAGCGGGCATAATCTATTACCTGATAATTATTCACTATTACCTGCCATGATGCCTCGCATCATGGCTCCGGATACCAGCCTGTGCCGTCGTTGCCGTAGGCCGGAGACGGGGCGACGATGGCCGGCTTGTGGGAAGCGGGCACATGCACCTTGCCGTCCGGCCCCATCACCTTGCGTTCCGCCCTGGCAATGGAGGCCAGCAGTGCGGCGGCATCATCCGCCGCCTTGCGCCGCTCGTCGGTGATGGCCATGCTGTAACGTTTGAGCAGGCGCACCGCCGCAATGTCCATCGCGGCGGCGCGTAGCGTGCGCGGTATGGTTGCCTGGTCATCGTCCAGCGCGTTGGCCGGATTGCTGGCGATGGATTCCCGGACCATGGCCGTCACGTCGTCCAGGGTGTCCAGCGTCCAAGTATTGGCGGAATCCGGGCCGGACGGTACCACAACGGCCAATTCCTTGGCATTGAATACCAGGGCCAGGTCATCTATCGTCAGCTTAATCCAGGCTTTCATGCAACAGTCAGGCTTGGGGGTTAGCGGCGGCGATCAGGGCATCGGCCACCCGCAGGGAGTTGGCCGCCAGCTCGCGGATCATGCGCTCGTCGCGCAGCAGTGCAGCATAACGTCCGTGAGCCACCAGACCGGAGGCAATCGTCGCGGCAATTTCTACGCGGGAAGGTTCAGCTGTTTGCAAGGTGGCGGCGGATGATACAGGTTCCTGGCCCTTAATTTCTCTGTTTTCCGTTTTAGGGGAATCCTCTTCTTGCTTGGTCATGCTGGGTCCGGTGGGTTCTCCGTCTGCCGGTTTGGTGTTGTCGCCCTGAGGGGCAGCCATGGGGGCGGATGTTTTGGTCTTGCTGGTATCAGGTTTTGTCATCATGATTTGGTCTTTTAGTTGTTGTTAGTCTTTGCCTCCCGCTCCCGCAACGGAAGCGGGAGGCCATGATCAGCTGATCGTCAGGCGGCTCACGCAGGGCGGAGCCGTTACGGCGTACGTATGCTTCATATTGATTTCGTACCAAGTGGTATGAATGCCGCGTTCATAGTAACTTTCTACGTTTTCTGCGTAGGCGTCGCCGCCGGCGCTCAATACCTTGAGGCCGGAGAAGTCCCCGACGGCCATTCCCTCCTGGGCATAGGTCAGCCATACGTCGTCACCCAGCAAGTTGGTTCCTTCAAACTCCACGGCTGGTCCTGCTTCATCCTTGCCAACGGAGACATTGGCCACCATTACCTGGAGATCGTCGGCGGCATGTACGCCCAGCAGTTGCTTGAACAAGTCAACGGTCAGTTCCCTGGCACTGTTGTAGGTGATGGCATCCAGGATGGCGGGGGAGGCCCCCAGCACATCCCACTTCTTGCTCGGAATCAGAATGCGGTTGGGCTTGATGCCGGCCTGGGTTTCCATGCGGTCAATCTCGTCCTTGAGTTCCTTCATTGGATCGGCGGAGGAAGACGACCAGTTGCCCACGCCGGAACGCGCCTGAACCTGGCTGCGGAAATGGTCAAACCCGTCGGCAATCATGGATCTTTGCCAGACGCCCAGAAGCGTTCCCGTCCTGGCCTCCGCTTTAAGGGCGGCCACTTCGGAGCGGCGGGCGTCCAGTTCATCCCTGGACAGGTGCAAATCCTGATCGTCGATGCCGATGCGCAGGCTGTGGTCCTCCAGGGCAAATGGACGTGGTGTGCAAACCAGATCCAGGCTGCGGGCGGATTGATGGCGTCCGCGCGAGGTGTCCACGCGACGGAACGCATATCCCTGGGGAAAATAGTCATACGTCCCGCTGTCACCGTCCACCTTCACGGACGGCGCGATAAAGGATAATGGATTGACCGGAGAGCGGCGGAACCAGCCCACCACCATCTGGTGCAACGAGTAACAGTAAGTGTAATTTGTGCTCATATCAGTTAATGGTTAAAAGTTAATAATGACGTTATGCGGAGGCGGCCGCCACCTTGTAGGGTTTGCACATAATCATGTTGATCAGCTGCCCTGCCTTGGTGGTGGCCACGTCCTGGACGGAGTTGCCCACAATCAGGTCGCCGGCGGTTTCCGAGGAGGCGGAAACGGTTCCGTCTGCGTTACGCTTGAGTGGCGTATTCATCTTGATGGTGCCGGGTTCTTCTCCCAGCTGGGCCTGTACGATAGACTGGCTGGACCACAGGATGATGGATGCCCCGGTCCGGTTGCCCAACATGGAGCGCAGCTGGCCGTCCGGCTCGCTAATCACGCCATGGGGCATTGTGTCGTTATCTTCCAGGGCGATTTCCCCGGCAGCATTGATGGAGGCAAATTTGCCTTCATGGAGGTGGCCCTGCTTGCTGGCTTCCTCCGTGTATTGCCGGCGCAGCACCGGCTTGTCATAGACGATCATGGTTGGTTTCCTTTCGTGTGTTGGTGTGTTGGTTGTTGCCGGATGCCTTAGCGCTGGCCGTCCTGGTAGTCCTGGCGGGCATCGCGCCAGACGCGGGCGTATTCGGCGGAGTTGAGTTGACGTCCCAGCTTGTGTTCTTCTTTATCCACGCGGCCCTGGCAGTAGTCCGTCATGGCTTTCTCCTGGGTGTTCACGTCTCGCCTCATTCCGTTAATGCGCACGCTCACATCCCGGTTGGGTTTCTGGCCCAGCATCCGCGTGTTGACGTCGCGCAGGGGAGCCAGGTTCGGGTAACGCCGTTTGCGGCTGTTGGTGTCCGGTCCTCCGGATGCGTTGGCGGCAGCCAGAGCGGCGGTCAGTTCCTCCACCTTGGACTTGAGGCCTTGGACGGCGGCCAGCACGTCCTCCGCGTTGGCGGATTCGTCCAGGTCCATCTCTTCCGCGAGTTGCATCAGGATGTTTACGGCAGTGCTTCCGTCGTCGTTGGTGTCCTTTTCCGGGTCATCCGGATCAGTGTCCGAATTCGTGTCGGCGGGGTTGTTGTCCTCCTGGGCCGGAGGGGTGGGAGGCGTCTGTTCCTCGGTCGGTTCATCCGGCGTCTGGTCCAGCTCGCTGTTCTTGTCGCGCTTCGGCTTGGTGATGGCCGTGCGGGTCTTATTAGTCGGTTTCATGTCTTTGTCTTGTTGGTTATCTCGGTTTGCTTGTTTGCGAGAATTGGTCATCGGGAGTTGTCCCTTGTGGTTGGGGTAGTTGGTTACGCTCAGGCCGGCCAGCCGGACCGGAGCCACCACACGGGTGTCGATCACTTCAAAATCCGGGTAATCGTATTCTGTCGAAAAGAAAACGTATTCCCCTTCATTTACGGCCTGGTGTCCCCTGGGTGTCCATTCAATCCAGGCCCAGAGCATATCCCCTTCCGCGTGCAGTGCCTTCACCCAGCCGAACGCTTTTTCAAATTTGTGTTGCTCGGAGGTGGGCAGCCCACGCCCGTCGGTGTCTTCTAAAGAAAAATTGTCTTCCAGGATCATCAATCCCTGGGCATCCAGCCGTGCCTGGTACACCGTGTCGGAAGGATCGTTCAAGGCTCGCCGCAGTTCATCCTGCATTTTAGGTGTCCACTCACAGGTTGGTTCCACCGCAAACCATCCGGCATCCGGCACTTTCCCCAGTTCATAGGGCGCATGGGGCGCATCTTTAAATGGTATCACTTTCATGTCTTAAATTCGCTCTTGTTATTTGCTTATGGCTTGTTAAAGTTAAAGTCCGGTCGGCAACTTGTTCTTGCGGTGACGCATTAGCTTGAGCAAGTAAACTGGGGTCAAAGCCCGTGTTATCCGCCCGTAGGGCCTGGTTCATGACCGGGCCTTTCTCTTTTATGGTCGTTTGTCTTTGTAGGCCGTATTCAGCTTGATCTGTTTTTTTCCGTCGTTGAACAAAACCGCTTTGGAGCCTTTCTTGCCTCGTGCCACTACTCCGGCACCATCCTTGGAACGTTGGCCCGTGACAATGGCCTGGGCTGCTTTCCGGGCGGTTGTCTCTCCTTTGTCTATATGCTTCTTCGCATGTTTGGCTCCGTAGTAGTCCGGATGCCCTCCATCCACCGTCAGGTCTTTCTTGCCGACCTTCACACCAGTTTTCACGCTACCGCCTTTCCTGGCCGTCCTGGTGATGGCTTTTTCCACTGCGTCCACCTTGTTGGATGTTGACGCGTGCTGCCCGGCTTTCAGCGGCGTATTGCTACGGGTGGATTTGCCTTCCCCCTCGCGGCCAATGCCACGGTTCCGTCCGATTCTTCCTTCCTTCCCCCAGCGCACCATGGCAGCGTGCCTGGCCGCTTCCGACCGGCTCATCTTCCCGTTGGTGTCTTTCCTTTCGCCGCCATCCTCCAAATTTGCGATTTGCAACGGGGTTGCAACGGGGTTTCCCGGCTCTTGCGGGCCGTCTTGCGCCTCGGTGTTCATGGCGGCCTTTAAGGGGGCTTGTAGCGTTTCGGCCAGTCTGGCCACTTCTCCCACTCCCGGCACCTCCGCCATACGGCGCAGGGCGTCCAGTTCATCCTTGCTCAATGCCGGTTCCTGGGTGCGGCTGTTGCAGTCTTTTCGCATGCAGGACTGGTCAAACGCTTCACGCGCTGCCGGCCACAGCATGGTCGGGGCGTAACGGGTGTGCATATCCCGCAGCATGGGAGACTGCAAGCCCAGTCCGTCGGCTCCCGGCATGGCCTGGGTGGTGACGTTGTACCCGGTCAATTCCTGCACTTGATCGTCCGGTGTCCTGTAACCTACTCCGGCCAGCTGGGAAATGTTGGTGACGCTAGCCACCGTATCGTCTGCTTCCGGGTGCTTGATTTCCAGTTCCACGTAGATTTCCTGGCCGGGGTGCCATTGTTCGATGATAGGTCGCACCATGCCCCGGTTGAGCACGCCGGAAATGTCCTTTCCTTCGGCCGCTGCCAAATCGTCAAAGCCGTCTTCGTGCGTGGACCCTGTTTCCGTGTTGGTTCCTGCCCCCGGAGCGGTCAGCATGGTCATCTGGCCGTTGGTGGAGCGCAGCACCAGTTCCTGGGTGGAGAGGTCGATCAGTTTTAAAAACATGTCCGGTGTGCTGGCCGGTACGCTCACGGCCTTGACATCAGCACCGGGAGGTAGTGTGCCGCAGCTGTTGCTGATGCACTGCATGGCCATTTTCAGATAAAGCGTCTTGGTGTCTTCATCCGTTCCTTCCGGCATGATCACAAAAAACGGGGGCGTCCCGTAACGTCCGTTGCAGGTCATCCACTGTGCCTTGGCGTTCTTTCGGTCCAGGCACAGCATCATGGCCACCTGGTCAATGGGACGCGGGCAGAGCCGCGTCAGGATGGACCATTCCGGCACGGGAACCTTTTCCGCCCGCGCCGTCCCAAACGTCGCGCGTGGGTTCCATTGCCATTCCCCGTTGTAGCCGTCCCGGCTCCAATTCCAGTTATCCGTCACCTGGAGCACAAATTCACGGGATGTCTCCACCATTTGCAACCGGCGGAAATGCCTGAATGACGCCTGACCGAACGCGGCGATTGCTTCGTCCATATTGGATACGGCATTGCAAAAGTCCTTGACCGTTCTGAGTTGGGCGTCCGCAATAGCATCTTCCAGATCACTCAGGCCTTTCTTTTTGACGATGCGCCAGGGTAGCTTTTTCAGGGCGGTGTCCCGCTTTTCCACGCAACTGGCCAGCACGGCATCGGCCGGTTCCAGCTGTTCCCATATCCACTGCACCTGTGCGTACGCTCCACGCAGGGCTTCATTCATACAGGAGCGCACCGTGGAAATGTTCAAAAAGTCCAGGGGCGGCGTATAGGACAGGTGCCGGGATTGGTCGCCCAGGATGTCGCGCAAGTCTTGCTCGGAAAATACCACCGGCTTGCTGTCGCTTTTCAGGCGGGCAGCCTGTACCGGTGTCAGCGTGAGATTGCCCAGAGTTCCTCCCTTTCTGAATTTATTGTTCCGGCTCATGCAAACGGTCTTTCATCAAGGTTTTGGTTATTCCACAGGCCCGCCTGATTAGCAGCTTGTGCCCAGGAGTTGTTCACGTCGCGCCGTCCTGGTTCAGGGGGTACTACTACAAAGCTTTTGCCTATAAATCCCCAGTAGGCCAGTTTGCCGGCATCAAACGTGTCGGCGTGGTTGCCGTCCTTGTCCGGCTTGCACTCAAACTTGGCCCCGTTGCGCTTGACCAGCCGATGATCATCCCTCAGCCATTTGCCCGCCGGCATGGCGATGATGCCGTCTTCCAACGCCGCGCAATAGGCCGATCCCATGGCCGTCTTGGCGTCGGTTTTTTCCCCTTCAAAAATCACGGTGTTATTACCGGCAAACCCGATCACGCGGATTTCTCCCGCCAGTATCTTGCGCAGCTTGTTGGCCGCAAATTTTTCATTGCTTTTATCTACTACCAGCGCCTTGCGGTAAGACTTTGGTACGGGGTCGAGTACATGCCGGATCATGGATTTCATCACGTCCATGTCATCCGTTTTCCAACGCACGACCAGCCGTTCGTAAAAGATGCCTTCCCACTGTTCCGTGACAGTCAGGGCACTGGGGTTCGATTTGTCGTCAATGGTGCTGGCCACGTCCAGGCCCAGGCATACCTTGCCGCCTTTCAAGTGTTCCGCCCAGGTTGGCGGGATGAGTTTGTTTAAATCCATCATGCTGCCAGTACCTCCTTGCTAAGATCAATGCCCGTGCAGCACTGCGCCCCCTTGTACATGGCATTGTTGATCCACGCCAGCTGCACGGCGGATTGGCCACCCTGGACAAACTTGAGCGCATAGTTGCGATCGGCAGATGCCTTGTCCATGGCGTGGGCGCGGTATTCTTCAAACGCCACCGGCTTGCCGGAGAGAGGATCGAACAGGGACAGGCCCGCCAGCTCGCTGTCAAAAATGTCCACACGGTGGACCGGATAGCCGGCCTCCGTCTTGTAAAAATTCCCCTGGGCGTTGGGCGTGAATTCCAACGGGCCGGGGTTGAGAAAATCATAGGTGAAATGCTTGTCGTCCTCCGGGGGCGTCGTGAACATCCACATCAGAAAATCAGGATTGCGGGAGATGATCGGCTCCACAGCGTCCAAGACCGCCCGGAAGTCTGGCCAGAACCCGACCTCATCCCCAAACACATCTCCGGTCCAGCCGCGCGCCGTGTCCGGGTTGGGGGCCAGAATCTTGGTTCGGCTGTAAGAGGTGCGCGTATGGTAGATGCGCACCTGGGCCGCCTGCTTGTCCATCAGTTCCGCCAGGTCATCCACGGCCAGCAGCTGATGGGATCGCTTGTCCACCACGTTGCCGCCCAGTTCCTTGCCCAGCGCTTCCTGCTTTTCTCGCAGTTTGGCCAGCGCGTCGTGCCAGATTTGAGCTTCCTTTTCCACGATTTCCTTGCCCGTGGCTATGGAGGCGCTGACAAAATAACAACTCCGTCCAGCACGTTCCAGCATGCGGTCTATCGCCTTGGCGGCAATAAGGTAGGACTTGCCGCGCTGCCGAGCCCACAAGAAAAACATGGTGCGCAGCCGCAGCCAAAAGGCCACTTCTTGGAAGGTAAGCAGATTGATCAGGGGCTGGGAGTTGCCTTTATCCATTGATAAATTCCGGTGTGATTGTTTGTGCCTTGCCAAACAGCAGCGGGCGCAGCATGGCCACCTTCTGGGCGTCACTGCCCTCGCCATTGACGATTGCCTGGACCTCCGGCGAAAGCGCCTTGTCCAGCAGTGCCTGGGCGGCCATCGTCTGCCATTTGTCGATGTCCAGTTGCAGGCGGGAGGATTCCAGCTTTCCCTTGGCGTAACTCTGCACGATGCCGAACAGAGTTTTCAGGGTTTTGGGGTCACTACCTGGTGAGGTAGCCAGGTCAAACACCGTGGAGCGCACAGCCTGCAAGGTAGCCTCATCCAGGTCGGAGGCATCCATTTTGTTGAGCTTGGCGGCTATGTCCTTGCGGCGTGTCGCCATCAGCGGCTGGACGTGGTTGTGGTAATACTGCGCGATGCTCGTCAGGCTCCAGCTGATGCCGTCTTCCGCCACCCGTTCCTGCACAGCCTTGTAGGTCGTCCCGGAAAAGAACATTTCATCCACCGCGTCCCGGAGATAGGGCGGCAGATTGGCGGCTACGCTGTCCTGACGGAGTTTCTTCATCGGTATTTGAAAAATAAATAGAGAGCAGTTAAGCTGAAAGCCATGGAGGCGACGGAGACAATGGCATCCGGGATAGTCATATCTGTCCAAGCTGCAATATGCCGGCATCCGTGATCATCCACTTGCGTTCCCCGGTCAGATCATTGCGGGTGCCGATAATGCAGGAGGATTGTTCCAGGTCCGTAAGGGCATCTTCCAGTTCCAGCAGCGTGGGGCGCGGCTGAACGTCCAGACAGACCTCCGCGCGCAATGCTTCGTCGCGCATCGTGTAGGTCTTGGGCATCCTCTTGAGACTGCGCAGGATAGCGATTTTAACCTTGGCATGTTGGTTCATAGTGATTTCCGTGATTTAAGAATTTCGATCATCATATTTTGCTGTCCGTACATTTCATTGAGCTTGACCGTGATGCCGGTTAGGCGCGCGTGGAGGTCGGACACCTCCGCCCGGTGTTGTTGCTTGATTTCGGCAACTTCTTCGCGGGTGGCGAATTTATCTTCCAGATAAACGCGTTGGGCATCTTCTGATTGCTGGGGTGACTTACGCGCCTTGCCCATCGCGTACCCACCCCCGCCGATCACGCCTGCTCCCATCAAGTAGGCTAGCATCTGGCCCACCGCTCCGGCGTCCATGGTGGCCGCCGCCTCTGCAATTACGCCCCACATTGCACTGCGTAAGCATGGATGCCGTGAGCAACGGCCTGGGCCAGTACCTCACCCTTTTTGCGGATAAATTTGACATCGGATTCCACGGAGAGGAAAGCCCCCTCTACAATCACGGCCGGGCAGATAGTGCCCTGTAAAAATACGTCGCCACGGTTGGCATAAGGCGTCCGTATGTTGCGGTCGGCCAGCTCCGCGATCAGGTCAAACTGCGCGTCAATCGCTTTGGCCAAGGCAATGCCTTTGGTGCTGCCGTCGTAATGCACCACCTCATGCCCACCTTTGCAGGCAGGACTATCGGCGGAGTTGAGATGGAGGCTTACCGCCACATCGGCCCCCCAGGCGTTGATGGCCACGCATTCATTCTTGATGCTGCGGCTGTAATCCTCGCGCCGGAAGACGCGCACCTGGTGCCCCAGCTTTTCAAGTTCTCTGGCGATTGCCGGCGTGTACTGCGCCCAAAAAGGATGTTCGGCCAGGCCGTCGCGGCTCACTGCGCCCTGGTCGCCCGTGGAGCAATGCCCTATGTCCAGTGCTACTTTCACAATTAGTTAATAGTTATTAGTTAAAGTTAATAGTCCGGTTACTTGGAAGTAGCCTGTACCACGGGAGGAACCACAACCACCTCCGGCGTGGACTGGGACCAGGCAACGCTGTGGTTGTCACGATCCACCACCAGGGAAGACCCGCCACGGATGACCACCACCCGGCCGTCAGTAAGAGCCACGCTGGCGGCAGTCTGCTTGTCCGTGCTGCTGCACGCCCAGGTCATCATGACCAGGGACATGCCGATCATCAGCAAGAGAGCGGAGCCGCCGGCGCCGGATGTATGGGACGCTCTCGGCGCTGACTTGTCTGCGCCTCCATCCTGATCACCGGTCGGCTCCGCAAGTTGATACTTGCCCACGGTCACAAACCGGAGCAATACGTTGACCGCCCCAAGGGCGGCTGTAAATTCCACAGGGTTGGATTCAAGCCAATCCCTTACTGCCGGCACCAATAAAGAGAACAGGGCGGCAGCGTTGATCCAAAATGTCCGGCTCAAATACCAGGGCGTATTCTTCTTTGCCGTTTGCTGCGTGGTAGCTGCCCCGGTGTTTGATTCGTTCGCCTCCGGCTCACTCACCCCAGCGTCTCCCGACGCCGGGGTGAGGGCTTGTTCGTCATGCGTTCCACTATCCGTTACAGCTCCAAAATCTTGTTTTTGCGCGTCGTTCATGTGGGCAGTTTAGCCCACTTGCCGGATAGTGCTGCGGCGTTTGCGGCAAATGCGGCGTTTGCCGCAAAAGCTGTATTTGCGGCATTTGCGGCAAAATTAAAGGGGAAGCGTCAGTTGCTGCATGTCCCGCGCATACTGCACCGCCTGCGCCTGTGCCCTGGATGCGACATCTTTTACTTGCGCCCTGTACATCAAAAATTTACGGCCTCCGCGCCTGGCACGCCAACCGATCAATTCGCCGTCCTCAATCATCCGGCGCACGGTGTCCTGGCTGTAACCAAGTATCCGGGCGGCCTCCGTCACTCCACAAGTCCCCCCCTTCACCCAGCGAGTGATATTTGCGTCCATGTGCATAATATAACACACGGGCAACAGCCTTGTTCCAATATTTCAGGCCATGTAAAAACCCCATGCAATGATATTGCATGGGGTTTGTAAGAGGAATGTAGGAAAGATTATTTGAAAGGATCACAATCCTCTGGATTATTGGGATCATGATAGAAAAAGTCTTCCGTGGTAGCGTGGCTTGTTTCTGTTTTCTTGTAAACGATAACTACATCTTTATCAGTTTCGTACAAAGTACCGACATATTCTTCATCGTAAATAGGATCTAGTAATTTGTGGAGATTATCTTCAACAGTATCTCGATCAACACTCCCCTTTTTTACAAGGTCATCATTGTCTATTTCTTCTTGTACATATTCTTCCGTCAATTGATCTTTTGGGATAGCTCTCCAGTAATAAGTAGTTGTTTTTAATGTATTTAACTGTTTATCAAACTCTTTCTTCTTTAGATATTGAACTGCTTTCATTGGAAATACAGCCTCTGATTGCACCATACGGTAAGTGGTCCATGCTTGCATCAAGGTTATACATGCCGCAAGGCCAATTAGAGTGTATATCTGCCATGTTTTCATCCTACTATTTTTCTCCAAATTACAAATATCCTTTATTCTATGGATTTTAAAATGTACCTCTTATAAATAGGATTTCCCTTACCATCTCTGATATAAACAGCATAAATATCTGCACGAAAAGGCCTATCTAGAGAGTGGGCGAATATCTCTTTTTGTAATTCTGGTGAATCAACAATGAGCTGTTTTACTGTTTTAGGTAAAGGTATATTTTCATCCTCCTCTACTTGTGCTGACCAACTTACTTTCTCCTTACTCTTGCTCATTCGCGTTACGTTTAACAAGACTCCACCAAAAAAGGCTTTTTGCTCCTTTTGTTCCGGCTCTTCGTATTTATCAGGCACAAAATTTAACTGATCTTGTGTCAAAATTGGCGGCGGTAATGCAGACCCTTCTTCTTCATTTCCCAAAGTAATTGCGGAAACAGGTTGTCCATTAGGGGATTTTAATTTAACTAATCCTTTTTTTGCTGATTCAAACAATGTAACTTTTTTTTCCAAGGCTTTATCCACAGCCTCTAAAACCGCATCTATTTCCATTTCTCGTCCTGGATATTGTCTTAGTAATACTTCCTTGAGTTGTGGAGACGTATTTTCCCCAATAATGATGGGAGCATTGTTTTCTATACGGATATCATTTCCTATCAAATTATTCGTTCTACCGCCCTCTTTAAAAACGTCTATTCCCTTCCATAAGACAGCGGCAAGACAGATGGGAATAACGATTTTTGGATCCATACTATTCAATGCTGGTAGAGTTTTTTCAGTAATAAACTTGAGTTTTTTTAACCAAGAACTACCTGATTGTATTGATCCAATGGCAAGCCCTTCCAATGCTACCCGTTCCTGATATACCTCGGAAAGAATCGGAGTACAACTTTTTATTACGCTATCTAATCCGCTCAGAACATCCCTTAAGGAACGTGATGTCATAACTCCATCGTGTGATAATTTGATAAAAAAATCACCAGATAGTTCGTATTCAGATCCTTTCATAGCTATCTCTTCACTCATATTATTTCCGGCAACTTCTTATTTTTTTTTGGTTATGTCAAGAGAACTGTTCCCCCGCGAACATTTTTGCTAAATTTTTTTCAGCCACCCCTGCATGGCTGATTTCAGCATCTTCAGCTTCTCTTCAGACTTGAGAGCGCGGTCTCGCCAATGATTGTCCTGCGGGGCAGGATCTTTTGTGCGAGATGTTTCTCCAGATATAAGCCATTCCATAGACACTTCCAGTGCTTTTGATAGCCTATAAAGCACCTCCGAGGATGGCATGCCTTTCTCATTACAATAGTTTGATATAGCTCCTTGAGGAACACTTGCAATTTCTGAAAGCTCTTTTTGGTTAATGCCTTTCCGCACCATTGCCTCCATCAGTCTGTGAGAAAAATTCATAATTATGATATTTCTTCCTTGCTCTCAATTCATAAATCGTATATCTGATTTCTTATGTTCGCACGAGCACAAGAGAAACACAAGGCCAAAGCCCTGACCGGGAATCTGGTGAAAGCACGGCAAGAACTCAAGGACAAGGGCTGGAGCTATAGAACAGCTGCCCCGGAATTAGGTGTCTGTTACCAGCACTTGGCCAGCGTCCTCACAGGGATAAGACAGAGTAAAGCTCTGCTGGACAGGATTAGCAAGCTTCCTGAACGCCTCCGCCATTAACATCAATATCACTATGCGGGACATTGCAAAATTTGCTGGAGCCGTTGCCGTTATGGCCCTGATGGGCTGGCTGGTGGCCTGGGCGGTGGTGTATTGCCTGGACAAGGAAGCCGCCCAGATCCGCGAGGGCCTCAAGGATGCCCGCACCGCCGTGTTGCCTGTACCCCTCACCAAGTAACGCCATGCAACCTGAGGCCGACGTGAACATGAACACCCCCATGACGGAGGAAGAATGGGCCATTTGGCAGGCCCTCTGGCGGGTGCCGGAATTCCGGCGCCATTATGGCCTGGATCATGCCGGCAGCCTGACACAGCGCGAAATTGGCCTCTATCTGGGCCTGACCCGGCAACGGGTTTTCAGCATTGAGCGCGCCGCCATGCGCAAAATCAAAATCGCTTTCAGAAAATTCAAAGATGAAATATGAGATTCAGATCATGCCTCAAAATGAGGTGACAACTACCAACCGGGATTGGGAAATTGCAATCGTCCGGGCCAACGCGCTCCACGGCCAAATCACCGGATTGACAAATCAGATTCAAAACCTTGAACAAAAACGCTGGATGACGGCGGTGGTGTTGGGCGGGTTGCTAGGTAGAATGAAATCCGCCTCTCAACATGGTGATTTTCAAAAACTATTTAATAGTAAAAAGGATAGCCCCAAAAGCGAATCATGGTTCGTTTTTGATAAAAGGACGGCTCAAAAATACATGAAACTCCACCGGGAAGTGCTCAAGCGCGCCAAAAGGCTGGGCACGGTGGATGTGGCGCTTATAGAAAGCGGACGCCGAGACGCCCGCACGCTGGAAGAGATCAGCAAGCTTTCCGACGCTGACAGTCTCCGGCAAGCCTACTTTGACTTTGGCGTGGTCACTCCGCCCAAATCTCACGGATTCCAGGCATCCGGCAACCCTGACGGACGCCCGGCAAGGGAAAAAGAAACCGATCCAGAAGCGGAACTCGCGGAAGCTAGGAAGCTGGCCGCCTATGCCAAAAACAAACTTTGCCAGGGCTTAAGCGAATTCTGCGATCTTGGCCGCCATGCTCTACTGGACAAGGACGACCTGGCCGCCCTGGAAATCGTGCTGCGCTCCACCCTGGACCAGGTACAGGCCGCCCGCAAATCCGCCCAGGACCGCCCCAGCAATCCGAACAACCTTCCTGTGGCGGATGTGTTTGCCGGTCACGGCGACGGCCTCCCATCAATCCCTTTCCCCGCAGTTTAAGCCACTATGAAAAAAGTACCCGTACCTGCCCATGATCCAGACTGGCTGGCACTTGACATGCCTACCCGCGACCGGGTTTATTGCTGGCTGGCGGCCCTTTCCGACTTGCCTTCCGGCTTGCCGGTATGCGGTACGGGCGGCATCATCGACCGGCTGTCCAAGGCCATGGGGTGCAGCAAGGGGCTTGCCAAAAAAAGATATTATGCCTGGCGGGAAGACCCCGGCAACTGGCGCGCCCTGGTGAACGGCAACACGCTTAAATCCCGCACCGCCGACACGGGAGTGCATTCCCCCCGTTTCATTGCCTGGGGCAAGGCCATATTGGACAAGCACCAGAGATCGGAACAGCAGGGCATTCTGGAAATCCAGCACCGCATCATTTCCGGCCGGGAACAAGTGCCGGGGTTCGAGGACTGGACCAAAGCCACATTGCCGCCCGGATGCTCTGCGGCCAATCTCCGCAAAGTGCTGGCCCGCACCAAAGCCGAAAAACAGCAGGGCAAATGGGGATCGCGCGCCGCCGCTGCCGTGCTGCCTTACGTGCGCACTTCCCGCGTGGGGCTGCCCGTGGGAGGTCAATACATGTTCGACGACGTATGGCATGACCACTACGTCACCTTTGCAGGCAAGCCTGTGCGCGTGCTGGAATTCGGCGCCCATGACGTTGCGTCCGGCTGCCGGTTCGATTGGGGGCACATGCCCTTTGTGACGTTGCCGGATGATCCCAAGAAACGCAAAGCGCTGGATAATGAAATGTTCCGCCTCTTCCTGGCCAACATCCTTTATTCCACCGGCTACCACCCAGATGGCTGCCTGCTGATGATGGAACACGGCACGGCCAACCTTTCAGAAAAATACATTGCGGCGCTTCACGACCGCACGGGCGGCGTGATCCGCGTGGGCATGGGCGGCATAACCGGAGCCGGCAACGCCCTGATGGGCGGCTGGGCCGGACGCGGCGCGGGTAATCCCCGTTATAAAGCCATGATCGAATGCTTGCACAGCCTGATTCACAATGTGCTGGGGGCGTTGCCCGGACAGTCAGGCCGCGACCGCCGCCAGCCGGAAAGCACCGACGGCATGATCGCCTACCAGAACCAGCTGTGCAAGGCGCTGCCGCGCCTGGGCGAGTATGCCGACATGATCAAATCCCCCTTCCTGGATTTTTACCAGTTCAGTCTGATTCTGCGGGACGTGTACGCCATCATCAACAACCGCACCAACCACATGCTGGAAGGCTGGCGGGAATGCGGCCACATGATCCGCGAGTACGCGCTGGCGGAAGGCGTCTGGACGCCGGAGAACAAGCTTCCCGATCCCACCAGGGGACAGGCGGAATTGCAGGCATGGCAGGCCATCCGCGCGCTGGTGCTGGCCGATCCCTCCCGCCTCCGGGAAACGCGCCTGTCTCCCTCCGCCGTGTGGGAACAGGGCAAAAAGCAACTCTGGCGCATACCGCTGGACCTGTACGTCACCCTGCTGGGACCGGAAAAGGTGCGTACCCTGACCGTCAAACGGGGGTACATGACCTTGCAGGACAAAACGCTTTCCCCGGAACCGCGCATCTATCACGCCTATTATACAGACCTTGACGACGGGCGCCGCCATGAACTGGCGGACGACAAGCACGACGTAGTGATCAACCCGTTCAAGCCGGACACGGTGATCGTGCTGGACAAGCGCGGCGGCATCCTGGGGGCGGCTCCGTTGAGCGTGGCCGCCGCCCGGAACGACGAGGACGCCGTGAAATCCCAAATGGGCCTGATCGCTTCCCGCCGCGCTGATCTGATGATGGACTACAAAGTCCGCAATGCCCCCGCCAGGGAAAGCGCGGCGGCTCTCAAGGAACACAATGATGCCGTGCTCCGTCTGGCGCGCCAGCAGCCTGACGTTCTCCCGGATGACCGGGACGCGCTGCCCGGCGCCCCCTCTGTCCCCGGCGTGGACGTGTTCGCCGCTCCATCCTTGCCTGACAGGGAAGACGAACCGGAGCCAGAAGCAGGAGCGGAATATCACCTTTCCCTGGAAGACATGATCCCCGGCTAAAGCTCTTTTTTCAAACAACAACCAAACCAATAACAATATGGACGCAATAGAAACAACCGAATCCCTCTGGGACAATTACGCCGCATCACTGGCGGCATCCGGCTACGATCCACGGACCAAGGACTTGCTTTCCTGGCTGGTGGCGACGGCCAAACAGGAAAAATGGACGCTCAAGCAAACCGCCGAAACTGTGGGCTATTCCCCCTCCACGCTTTCCAAACTCTTTTATGAGAGCCGGGAAGCCGCTCCGGACCAGGTAGTGAACAGCATTGCCAACTTCCGGCGCAGGTACAACAACAAAACGTGGGTTGCGGGCATTCCTTTTGTTGATACGGACATATTCCGCAAAATCACCCAGGCATTTGAATACTCCGTGGAGTACCAGGAGATTGTCAGCTTGGTGGGGAACCCTCAAATCGGCAAAACCTGGGCTTGCGAAGAATACAAGCGGCGCAAGGATATTGCCGACCGTCAAGCCGGTTGCGACACAAGCCGTGTGGTGCTGGTACGCATACCCACGTCCCCATCCGCCTTGCGTGTCGTGAACCTGATTGCCCGTGAATTGGGCCTTGGGCAAAACCTTCGCTATGAAAAGATGGTGGACCGTATCAAGCAGACGGTTACTCCGTCCCATCTCCTGATTTTTGACGAAGTGCATCAGGTGTGCATGACCGGAGCGCGGGGCCTCAAAACCATAGAAACCCTGAGGGAAATCTATGATGAAACGCATTGCGGCATGGCCCTGGTAGGCACGGATGTATGGGGGAAGACCCTTTCCGGGCAGTCCAAAAACGGACAGGTAAAATGGCATGGGATGCCTGCGAGCTGGGAAGGAGTGTTGAGCCAGACCATCCTGCGCGGCATCAATATCTACTTGCCCAAGAACATCACCTATGCCGACCAGCAGCGCGTCTGGCAGGCGTTCGGCTTGCCGGACCCCGACCCGGCCACGCTCAAAATCGTGCAGGAAATGGTCAAGCAGTACGGCCTAGGACGTTATACCAAGCGCATGCGCTCCGGCGCCACGACCGCCCGCAAGGCCGGCAAGGAATTTACATGGGGCTATTTTGTAGCCGTCCACAAGCAACTGGAAAAACTGGCCACTGCCTCCTGACCATGCCCGCTCCTTTATATATTGCCCTGATCCGGTATGCCAACGGCACGCTGGACATCCGCACCTACATCACCCCCTCCACCATGCGGGCAGACAGCAAATGCGCCCGCATCGTGGTGGATTGGGAAGAAAGGAACAAACTAAAGAACATCATCTGCACGGGCCAGGACTGGCCCGTGAACATTCCCGAAAATCAGAGGGAAGCCATGCTGGGAAAGCTTAACCGCCTGATTGCCCTTCATGATGATCAAAATGACTAACCCACTCCACTATCATGTACAACACCAACAGCAATAAAAACTGCGGCACTTTGGCGACGCCGTACACTGTGCTCGGACGGTTACTCAAGGATGAGATTTTCCTTGTGGGAAGCCATAATTCAGCAAGAAAAAACTAACCTTTGATCACCATAACTATCATGAAAGACCTAGTGGCAGAAAAGTGACCAAATGAGGAAGCCGGCAGTTTTCTGAAAGAGACGAGAGGGAAATATATATGAGGAAAAAATGTATTTTGAAAATGCTCCTGAATAGTGAGGGCGCATTTCATGCATACCTCACGAACAGAAAAAAGAAAAAAATGAATAATTCCCATATTCGTCGATTCAAGTCAAAACTGCTGGCATGTTCCGTATCTCAAAATTTCCACCTTGCTAAATTGGAATGGAGACACGTAGAAACGTATTTTCCCGAAGACGGAGAATTTGGAACGTGTATTTGCGGCCATCTCATCATTGAACATTGTGTAATCCGGAATATTCACAACGGAATTTCTCTCATTGTAGGGAACTGTTGTGTGAAAAAAATTCTGAATATTAATGTATCCAAAAATTTTCCCGCTATACGGAGAGTTCAGAAGGATATTACTAAACCGCTTAATCTATCATGTTTACGGGAAGCATTGATCAACAAAACTATTAATAACACTGAATATATATTTTATTCTGAAACATGGCGTAAGAGGACCCTTTCCTCTAAACAGATAAAATGGCGCATTGCCATCAACGAAAGAATCTTGAGAACAAAAAAAATGACTATTGAACTTGAAACTATCTGCACAAAAATCTGCATGGAATTAAACCGTTTCCCCGGTCTTGGTAACGCTTGGACAAACTGCGATTCCCGCTGGCCTGGGAAAGTTGCCATCAAGATAGAGCAGGTTGGGGATGTATGGATTCCGGTCAAGGGACAAGAATTCTATGACTGGATTACTGACCCCAAACGGACATTGAAAGATGTTCTCCAAACAATCCACCGCAAGCAAAAATCACTTAACAAAAAACGCACACACAACAATGGCTAAAATAACAACACGCAACACCGGGCTGTCCACATTGGCCGAATATGAACAATGCCTGGACAAGATTGCCGATCTGACCGTCAAGCGAGACAAGGCACAGGCCCAGCTGGACAAGGCCATTCTGGCCGCCCGTGAAGAATACGGCGGCGTGATTAAAGGTCTCAACAACCAGATTGCCGTCAAGCTGGCCCAGGCCGAGCAATATGCCACCCGCAACCGGGAAAATCTGTTGCAAGGAGATGCCAAGTCCGGCGAAACTGGCAAAGCCCGCTGGGGCTGGCGGCTGGGCAACCCCACCCTGGTACTGCTTTCCCGCAAATTCACATGGGGAGCCGTCTGCACCAGAATCAGGGAAATGGGCCTGACCTCCTATCTCAAAGTTTCCGACCCCAAGCCCGACAAGGATAAACTCAAGGCCGAACTGGATGACGAGCGGCTGGCCTCCCTGGGGTTGCGCATTGAGCAGACGGAGGCTTACTGGGTAGAACCAAAAACCGACACGGCGGAAAGGATCAGCGCATGACCAAGATTGAGGTTAAAGACTATGGTTTCCGCATCCTGCTGGCTATCTGGACAGGCACTGAAAGAGGAGGAGCAACAGCCACTCTTGTCTATCTGACGCCCAAGCAGCGGCAACAACTGATCAAGGCTCTACAAAATCCCGAACAATAATCCGATCATGAACAATAAGCCACTTACCAAGCGACAGATTGCCGTACTGTCCATTATGGCCGGCAAGGCCTACAAGCGTATCCAGTCCCAGGGATGCCCCCTCCCGTCTCTGACGGATTGGAGGCACGACGAGGTCTGGGCTGCCACAGGGATCACCGAGTCACTGACCAAAGCCACCCAGGAGCACTACGTGCCTATCTATAATAGGCTGGCATCTTATCTTGGCTGTGCGCCTGTCAAGGACCGTACCTGGTCGGAGATGGACAAGGCCATCCACCTGCTTGATGATGCCATGCAACGCTATGAGATAACTCCGGACTATCTGGCCGAGATCGTGCGCGACCAGCTGCACCTGCCTTGCACGGGCCGGGATGTGTACCAGGCATTACGCAACTGGGCCGCCGTGGAACACGTCCGGCAGCTGATGTACACCGTCATCAACCGGGGACGATCAGAGGCCCGCAAGCTGGCCGCCGAGACCGGCCAGGAGACCTACGAGCCGCATGCTGATCCATCCACCATGCCTCCTGGTGGATTGCGTGGCCATGTCGGTGCTGTCATCGTTGACGAGTTCCCTGTACCCAATCCTTCCACATCCCGTGGATGGAAAAACGCCGTACAATTCCCATTCTAACTCTTTTCGCCCCCTTGTGGGGCGCGGATTGAAACAACAGAAAAACCATCATGAAAACCTTAACGCCGGGCGATAAGCTTAATTGATTAGCCCACTGGGCAGATACAATTCAGGCCGTCAGGTTGTTCCTGGCGGCCTTTTCTTTTCAATCATCTTCTCTCTTTCGTTCCTGATCACAATCCACACGTTGTTGAGTACATCCCGCACCCAGCATGTCGTCTTGCTTCTCTCACGAGTTGTCCACATCAATACGACAGCGGTATCATGAAGATGATAAATTTGCGGATTCTTTTTCCTTCGGTCTTCGGGCGAGATAACAGTCATGGAGCCATACAAGGGGATGCAATATGCAGGTGTATACATGCGGGACATCTTACCATGATTATTTTCCACGATGCTTGATAATTTCCTCTTCTGACACCGACATTTTCCACACTGTCTTTCTCTGATCACTCAACGCTTGCACCCCTTGATTTTTCTAGCGTTCACCCCTATTCACCCTAAATTCACCCCTTTCCACCCTTCATTGATAAAGATCACTTTCCAGGGAGTACGTAACTTATCTGGAAAAGAAAAAGCTCTCCGAGCTTGTTTGGTCTAGAGAGCTTTTTTGTTCCATCATCTTGTTAAGTTGTCAGGAAGAGGGGTGATTATTGAGATTGAGTTCTGCCGGGGGGAGGGACTGGAGCAGAGCCAAGATGGGGTCCTGCGGTTCGACGCCCATTTCCCGCTGGCGTTTGAATTCCTCCTCTTCCTGCTGAAGGGCTGCCAGTTTGGTGTCTTCCACCAGTGCCTTGAATTTGTCCGCCTGAGAGTATTCTCCGTCCTCGTCCCGGAAAACGCGGGCCAACCAGCGGCGTTTTTCTTCCGTACTGAGCAGGGGATTTTTCATGTGCCGGGGAATGTATTTTTGTCCAGCAGGTTTCCGGCAAGCTGTTCTCCATCCGCAGTAGGCCGGTAAACATAAGGGCGACCGTCTCCAATACGGTTGACATATCCCTGCGCAATGAGATCCTGCAGGATATTGGTGACGGTATTAGGGTGCAGCCGTGTGGCTTCCGTAATGGTGCTGTGGCGCCTGTACCCGGCAATGACGGCCAGGATGACCTGGGCACTGCTGAGGCGGAAGTCCAGCCTGCGGACGTTGGAGGCAAATATCTGTATGAAATCCAGTGCTTTCATGAGCATGTATTCACAACTTATTATTATGTTATTTTCTTATTATTCTCATGTTATTCACATTCTTCCGGGCAAGAGGGCGATTTGATTTTTCTCAGCAAATCCAGCAGCGGGTGGGAATCATTGGAAAAGCACTGCACCGCATTGACGGTAGCCGCCTGCGGAAGAATGATTTTATGGAATTCCTGGTTAAGATTCTGGCGCAGGCTTTGGTTGCCCGTCAGGGGCATGGCCAGTTTTTCTGCCAGCCGGGTGGCCAGTGCATCCATGAAGAGGGGATCGAATTGGTCGGCGTTTTCAATATCGGCAATGTAGCTTAGGGGCAGCGGGGCGCAGGAAGCATGAATGCGGCGTCCCTGCATTTTCCATTCCGAGCATTCCACATCCAGCACGCGCAGGCAGTCTGCGGGCAGCGTGAATTGATAGGGGGTCAGGGAATTGGGCGCCTGTGCGGAAACGGAGTCCAGAGTGGTTTGCGTGGCGGCGAAGGTCCAGCGCGCCATGCAAAGGGTTTCCCTGCGGGCCGGATGGTAATGAAGAACGCAAAGGCGGGATGCCGTGGATTTATTGGCAATCAGCGCGTCCAGAGGTGCCTCCCCTATTTTGGAGAGGGCCGCGTTGCAGATGTCCAGCGCGGATGGCGTATCCGGCTGAAGTAAGGATTCATTGATCATAGTGCCCTATGTTTTGGAGGAAACGGATGCGGAATGCATCACGTTTGGAGGCGACCTCTTTGATGCCACCAATGGCATGTATGCGTCCGGTTTTTCCTCAGGTGCATTTTTTGCCGATTTGTTTATTTGATAAATGCAAGCACTTGCCCGGATTGCCCGGGCAGGTGGGGAGAGTTCCCTTTCCTTCCATGGGAAAAGGACGCCCCCGCCGCATGGATTGTCTGTGAGGCGGGCGTCCGGCATCCTCTGGAGCCTTATATCCGGCAGAAGGGAAGGGGAATCAGTATCAACCATGAATAGAAAGCAAAAGAAATTATGGGATTTATGAAACCGTCCACACCTTCCGCTTCTGCTCCAGAGCAGACCATCCCGGTCAAGGCGGAGAGCGTGGAACAAGAAGTAGGGGAAGATTATCAGGCCCGGGAACGGCAGAGGCAGGGAATGATTTCCACCATTCTGGCGCGCCGTCATTCTTCCGCCGGGCAGGGGGAGGTTAATCCGCGGACTCTGCTTAGGAAAACTCTGGGATAGGCGCTGCCATGGAAGAAAGAGTTGCGGAATTGAATTCCGTGTACAAGTCCCTGGCCGCCCAGCGCGCGCCATGGGAAACGTGGTGGGACCGTCTGAGGGATTACGTGCTGCCTCGCCGCCTGAATCGGGAAGGGGAGGTTTCCCTACCCAACAGGGACGCCGTGGACCGCATGACGGATACTACGGCTGTGGAGGCATGCCAGAAGCTGGCCAGCGGCCATATGTCCTATATTACGCCCAGCCATGACGTATGGTTCAAGTGGTCGGCTCCGGATGACCGGGGAGGCGACGAGGCGGAGGCCTGGTATAACCAGTGTTCGGAAATTGCCCTGAAAGAATTGTCCGTTTCCAATTTTTATACGGAGATTCATGAGTGTTTTCTGGACCGGGTGGCTTTGGGGACCGGAAGTCTGTTTACGGGCACATCCTCGGACGGAAGGCTGTTGTTTACCAATATTCCGTGCGGACAGTTCGCCTGTGCGGAGAATGCGGAAGGCCGGGTGGATACCTACGTCAGGGAGTTTACCTACACGGCTCATCAGGCACGCTCCATGTTCGGGGTGAAAGCTCTGGGGCACAAGGCTCGGGAAGTTCTGGAGCGCGGAGGCAATCCGTATGCCACAACTCTGAGGTTTCTGCATGTGGTGCGCCCGCGCACCCGGCGCAGCCTCCGCAGGGAGCAGGCCTCCCACATGCCGTTTGAAAGCGTTTACCTGTCTCTGGACGACCAGGTGATCGTGGAGGAAGGGGGATACATGGAGTTCCCTTATCTGGTAACCCGCTTTTTGAAGTGGGGCAGCGGCCCGTACGGTCTGGCTCCCGGCAGGCTGGTGTTTCCCGCCATCCAGCAGGTGCAGTTCCTGAACCGTATTCTGGACACTCTTGGCGAGGTGGCCGCCTTTCCCCGTATTCTGGAGCTCGCCAACCAGATTGGGGAGGTGGATTTGCGGGCCGGCGGCAGGACCGTCATTACCCCGGAGGCCGCTTCCCTTCACCTTCCCCGGGAATGGGCTACGCAGGGCAGGTATGATGTTGGGATGGACCGTCTGGCACAGAAGCAGGATGCGATACGCCGTGCCTATTATCTGCCCATGCTGGAGCTTTGGAGCGGGCACCGCGGCAATATGACTGCCACGGAGGTCATGGCGCGGGAGAATGAGCGCGTCTTGATGTTTTCTCCTTCCTTCACGCTGTTTGTGAGTGATCTGTATTCCACAATGACACGCATTTTTTCCCTGCTGTTCCGGATGGGCAAGTTTCCCAGGCCACCCCGTGCGGTATTGAGGGTAGGGAGGGACGGCTCCGTTGCCGTGGGAGAACCCAGGGTTGTCTATCAGTCAAAGATTGCCCTGGTGCTCAGGCGCTTGCAGAGTGAAGGGATGGACCGCAGCCTTCAGCGGCTGAATATGATGATGCAGGCTGCCCCGGATTTGGCGGATCATGTGGACTGGGACCACTGTTTCCGCCTGTCCGCCCGTGTGGACGGCGCCCCGGAGAGCATGCTGAGGCCCTGGGCCGATGTCCGTGCCATGCGGAAGGAACGGGCGGACCTCCAGCAGGGAGCCTCCCTGGCTCCGGCGGAAGAGGATCCTTATGCTTCCCTCAATCCCTTGCTTGACCAGTTAACCGCGATTCAGAAATGAACCAGGATACGACATTGCAGCAGGAGGCCTCCGTCCGGGAGGCCCGTTTCAAAAGGCGCCAGCTTCTCCGGGTGTTTGACACCCCGGACGGGCGTGAGACTCTTTCCTTTCTGGAAGCCCGTTTCCAGACTGATTTGCCCGTTTTTCAAGGAAGTCCGGGGAATTACGATCCTCTGGATGCCATGAGGAGGGATGCCTACAGGGAGATCTTTCTGTACATCCGCCGCCAGCTTCAATTAGCCATTAAAGAAACTACAGAAGAAGAGAAAGATGATTGATTCCATTGATAACAGCATGGCCGCTCCTATCAGGGATGCGGAGGGTTCCGGGGCCGTTTCCCCGGAGACGGACGCACTGTCCGAAACCGCAGTTCAAACTGAACCTTTTCCTCCCCTTCTGGGTGAGGACGGAGGTTTTGCTCCGGATTGGTACGCCCGGTTTGATGAGTTGAAAGGGATGGAGAAATCTCTTTCCAAGTTTAAGACGCCGGAGGCTCTGGCGAAGAGTTACGCGGAGCTGGAACGCCTGCGACGTTATCCCGGTGTGGAGAATGAAGAACAGATGGCGCGGTTCCGCCGGCTGGCCGGATTGCCGGAGTCGGAGGAAGAATACCGTCTGGAACGTCCTGAATCCACGCCGGAAAGCGAATGGAATGCCGGGCTGGCAGAGCGTATGGCCCGCACGGCCTATCGTTACGGAGTACCGCCGGAGGCAATGAATGCTCTTCAGGAGACAATGGCCCAGGCATATGACGAGGCCCGTGAGCACATGGAAGATGCCCGGATGGAGATGGAAATGCAGGCGGAACAATCCCTTCAGCAGGAATGGGGCGCCAATTATGAACGCAACATGGGCAGGGCTGCCGCCGTTCTTCGGCGGCTTGCCTCTGAAACAGGGGTGGATGCGGACGCTTTACTGGATAATCCGGGACTCGGTTCCAATCCGGATGCAATCCGCCTGTTGTACCAGGCATCACGCCTGCTTGATGAAGCTCCTCTCCATCATACAGGAAATGCGGCGCCTTCCCCTGCGGAGGAAGCCATGCGGATGGAATCGGATCCATCCCATCCTCTTTATGAGGCGTATATGAATGTGAACCATCCCAATCATAAATATGCCAATGAGTTATATGATCGTTTGACTACCCGTTAA